TCATTTTCAGAGAGATTCAACGTCCGGACGTCAGTCGACATTTATGTAGACTGACTTTTTTGAAATCGTTGAGTGACGCATCGTCATTTTCGTTTCGTGACTGTGAGACGTGTTTTCTTAGTGGCATTCTTTGCATCCGCCTCCTGTTGTTCTAGATATTTTGGATTGTACGTTTTCTTGTGCATACTCCAAAGTTGTGGGCTTCCCACCCTGAATCCGTTGCGAATAGTTGCCTTGTACCAAAATACACAATCCTGTATTTTATTAGATTTAACTGTGTTATCTAACACAAGACACTCATAGTTTTCGGTACACGCGTCCATCACCTTGCAAAACATATCGAACGATGGGAATATACCAAAAAATGACTTATACAGTTTTTCTCTGTTTTGTATGATGTTTTCCCTGAGTATAAACACGTAGTCCACATTCGCACGTAAGGCTGGTGGTAAGTCCATTACGTATTGCATCGTCAACATGAAGAAGATGTTAAAGTGTCTACCGTTCATGAAACACTGACGTATCCTGGTCTCTTTCAAAAACTTGGAATCGTACATGCAATCATCGAGAAGCATGAACGCCCCGTTCGTTTTGTTTTTTCCTTTCGTACCCACGAGCTTTCTCTGCCTGGATAATACCCTGTCTACGGCTTCACCGTCGTAATCACCGTAAACACACACATCGGGAATGAAATTTCCATAAAAGTGATTTCCTTCTTCAGTGCCTGATAGAACAATCCCCGCTGGAATATGCTTCTTATAGTACATAATGTCTTTCACAAGTGTTGATTTACCTGTGTTACGTTTTCCAATGAAGACGCATATTCTGTCGTCGTCCATTTTGGCTGGATTGAATTTTCGCAACTGAATGTTCATTCTAAAATACCGTATCGTTTTATTTCACAAAATTTTACTCACAAATAATAGGAATGTCGGGTAAATTAACACTCGCAACCAGAGGCATCCAGGACAGGTGGCTCACCGAAGAACCAGAATATTCACATTTTGTATCACGTTTTAGACGTCATACTAAATTTGCATTCGAACAGGTGGAGATTCCATTCGATCGTTTTCAAGAACCTGGAAGTGAAGCTACGGCGCGTATACAGAATAACACCGGTGACATGCTTAAGGGCGTGACACTGAGCTTAGATTTACCCCCGCCTTACAGCAAGGGTACAACTACGCACACAGTGTCTACATCTGCTGCACCTCCTGTGCTTACGGTAGACGGTGTAGATGCACCATCATATCCTATTTACCAAGGCAAAACGTATGTGTTTTATAGTACTTTCACACTGACACTCGATGACGGGGGTAGTTCTCTGCCATACGAGTGGTCTTACTTGGGAAATGATTTGTATGAATTAAAAATACCAGTGATTACGGGTGATTACACAGGGTTTTCTATCGTATATTCTAGCTATTCTATGTCACTCGATGTGAGACAATTTAGATGGAAAGAAAAATCAATGCCAAGCAAACTAATACAATACGCAGATCTTTTCATAGGTGGTCAGTTAATTCAACGAATTACCGGTGACTATGTGTATATGTATAACCAATTAAATTACACGGATAACGACACCAATTTCACTTTAGTTCCAACAACTTTGCATAACAGTGATTTGCTCATATACGATGACTACTACGACAAATATAACAAATTTCAAAAGTACAAAATACAACTTCCATTCTATTTTAATAGACACCCGAGTTTGGCCATACCAACATGTGGTTTAGACGTACACACGGTAGAGGTAAAAGTTAAATTGAGGTCGGACATAGATAATTTGGTTGGTGAATACAGTTTTGATAATCAAACTATGTACCTCACAACTGGTGCATATGCACCATCATGTTCCGTCATTCCAAGAAATATGAGTCTATATTGCGATTTTGTATATGTGACACCGGAAGAGAAAAATTTCATACTCACTAGACCTATAGAATATGTCATAACACAGACTCAAATGTCTGAAATACGCATGAAGGCAGGTGTCACCAAAAGAGCGGTGATGATTAATTTCCAACACCCGGTAAAAGAGCTCTTTTTCTTAGCGAGAGATGATATCACACGCGAACACATTCCAATAAAACACGTGAACTTGAAATTTAACAACAACGATGTGATAGATGCAGATAATTTATTATTGTCTGCAGAACAGCCATTGAGACATTACACAAACTCAATAGATACAGACAATGAATTCGGTGTTTATAGTTTTTCAATGAAACCCGATGTACATTACCCAACTGGTCAAGTAAACATGAGTCGCGTGATACATAAACTTCTAGAAGTAGAATTAGACGTAAACTCTACCACACACTCACACACTTTGCATGTGTACGCAACTAATTATAACGTTCTCAGAGTGAGTGGGGGGATGGCTGGTTTAAAATTTTAGGGGGTAATATTAGTAATGGCTGGTAGAGTCCAAATTGAAACTGTGGGTCCACAGGACAGGCTGTTTACGGATGATCCAGAATATACATATTTCATAAAAAATTTTAAAAAGCATGGAAACTACGCCAGATTCTACGATGATTTAGACTTCACTGGACACACTGAATTTGATGAGGAGGTCAGGTGTGTGATACCCCAAGATCAAGGTGATTTGATAAAGGGGTTGAGTTTAAAAATCACACTCGGTGCCATAGATCAAAGTATATCTCCTTCGCATGATCACGTGACGTACTGTGAATCCATTGCACAAGCTATGATAGAATACGCAGAACTGTATATAGGAGGCACACTCGTTCAAAGGATTCCGTCGGATATGCTGGCTATACATTCTGAAGTGTTTGTCACACAATCTAAACAGTCTGCACTCAGAAAATTGGTTGGAAAACCGGACAAGATATTCCCCATATATACGGATTATTACGCTGGAATAAGAGATGACAGAGTGGACAGTTCAAAGGTCGACACATCGTATCGAGTAGATCTTCCATTTTATTTTCATGAACACCCAGAACTCGCAATTCCATTACACGCAATCACGAAACAAGAAGTTGAAGTCGTTATAAAGTTTAGGAAGGCGGAGGAGTGCATATTTGCATTGAACAATACATTGTATGGTAACGATAATGTATCATATTATTTGGGACAGAATCCAAAGAATCTCATAAAAAATTTAAATCTCGTGACGGAAATGGTATCTCTGAAAGATAAGACCTTTCCAAAACGCGTTGACTACATAGTGACGCAGACACAAACGAACACATTTGAATTGAATAAACACGATGGTAAACCAGATACAGTGAATAAAAGCAACGTGCATGAAGTGAGGTTGTCATTTAATAATCCAGTGAAAGAGTTATTTTTCGTGGTCAAGGATAAATTCGAAAACAATCCAAGTGTTATAAACGATTTTGCCACCCCTTATCAGTATTGTTCAACTGCGTATGTAGATAGATACAATCTATTTACTAGCAATGAACAAGTCAAATACATCGAAATGAACTTTGATGGAGAACCAATTTTGGACGAAGTGACCGGAAACATTGTTCACCTCAGGGCTATACAACCTGGGAAACACCACTCTAGGACTACCGTATACAGGCGATTTTATTCATATAGCTTTGCACTTGAACCAGAGCGTTGGTATCCCACGGGTCAACTCAATTTTTCACAAATAAAGAATCAACTAGTTCGCATTGGTCTATTTGATTACACCTCAAATAAAGATAAACAACTTAGAGTCTACGCGCAAAGTTATAACATACTCCGAGTGGAGAACGGAACTTGCACTTTACTATTTGATACATAATGAAGACAGGTTTTGATCCAACGGGAAGTGCCGATGGGCAATCAGAACAATACATGGAAGCCATGTCAAACATAATGATTCCAGTTATCGAAAAAGGTATGTTATTGGCGTGTGAGTACGCCAAGGCGTGTGGAAGAAATACCGTTCTCATGAAAGACGTGGAATACGCGATGAAGTATTGTGCCATGCATGAGGTCGGTCAAAAGATTGGTTCGCATTTTCCAGAAATATACGAAGGTGATGACGATGATGAAGAAGATATTGAGATTTTGGAAGAAGGTGAAGGTGAATTTACCAGATATTCGGGTGACGATACTGTCATGAATAAAATAAACGAATCGTATGATTTGTGGGATTCGTGGGTTCCACTGAACCCGTCAGAGCAGATTTTAAAAAATGCTATTGATAATAATGGACACTGAGCCAGAAGGGTGGACCGATTCTGAATATAAAAAGTTTAGGACCGGCGAATCCGATAGTGACTCTGACTTGGAGTCGGAGTCAGAGTCCGAATCAGAGGAAGATGGTAAAACAAAGGGGTATCAACAGGCCAAGAAGTATAAGAAAATACTCGTAGTAGAAGAGTTAGTCCCAGAATAAATTTTCTAATTGTAATATATACCATGTCTGCCGCTGAAACTGTTACGCTCATCAGCCAAGAACTCGAATCGCAATCCTTGAACGCCGTCGTCGCCGGTTTCTCTTTCGCGGCTGCTCTCTCGTGGATGGACCTCGTCCGTTGGTTGGTTAACCAAGTCGTTAAGGTTAACAAGAACGGTGGCATGAACTACACGCTCACTGCCTTGTTCACGACCTTGTTGTCCATTGTTGTCTATCTTGGCATCTCCCGTGTGTCCACCCGTGTCCGCAAACCAGTGCAACCACTCTACGCGGTCACTCGCTAAGGTTGTTTATTGGACACGAGAATCATCACGACACCAACCAATACTATCAGAAATATGGATACGAAAGCATCCCATCTATTCACATCCTCAAATTCCGGAATGTGAATTGGTGGTGGAAGACTGAAATCTCTTTCCACTTTAGCTACATTCTCAAGCTTGTCAGTAGAACACGTGAGTGCAAGTTTAAGCACGTGATTTGCGTTTCTGAAATCGTATGGTATCAGGCGTCCATTACTACTGTAAAAGAATTGTACGCGTATAGACGATATGACTTCTTTTTGACCAGAGTCGAAATTGTGTTCGACTATGTCGTCTGTTCCAGAGTAGTTTATGACGTCTCCACAGGCAAGTATTCTCCCGGTATAAAAGGGTGTGTCAGAATAAATCGTTTTATTAAATTCATCGGAACCACTACTCAGTTTTAACACGAAAGCATCCACACCTTGTAGGTTGAGACTCCCGGTTTTTAGTGTATTGGAATTGGAATGTACATTATTTGCCGGAAGTCCGAGTGCATCGTGTGGCGTCGTGTATAGAGCAGAAGACGTGTATCCACTTTCACCCCCGTAAAATGCAAACGTAAAATCATTCGTGAGATTACTGAACGTAATATCATTCGTAGTCGTGTTATATGTGGCGGTATCTATGATTGAAGAAGAAAGTACGACGTTACTCGCCAAATCCACGCCATCGTAGTTCCCATTTGGAATCACCACGGTTTCGCTCGTAGAAGACGTATTCACTGTGAAAGTATTGTTTCTGTCATGTATTAACAATTGGCTGTTATGTATACGCGCGGACACGAGTGAAATCTTAGACACATTATATACTGGGTTTTTCAAAAATATAGTATAATCACCTGGATTAGGATAAAGTATGGGGTCTCTATCACCACTATCTATGTCTAAGGTATGGACCTTCATTAAAATATATGGACAATATTTTAATGAGTGTATTACTCTAAAAATAAGCTAAATTAGCACAAGTGGTGTGCGTATGGATTATTCAAAAGTTGCTTCTTCGCCACACTCAAGCTGTTCTGGGTAGCCTGAGGGTTCGCATTACCCTTGTATGGGTTGAGATCATGGAATGAACTGTTTGTGTATTGTTGAGTCCACCCGGCGGCGAGTGGATTCACACGACCGTCGACACGAGTAGTATCTGCGCGCGCCGCAGTGAGCAAACCACCTTGGTTAAGTGGTCCCGCCCGAACATTCATACGACCGGGATTTGAAGCGCGATTCGCCTTACCACGTCGCTCGTCTGGCCTGAAACCATACGCTTGAAGTTCCTCTGTGGTGTATGCACGGCTTCCACCGATGGCAACGCCTGGAGAAGATAGGTAACCGTGTGTATAACTGTGTATACCTGGTTGTGGTTGGTTCATGTATTGATATTGTTCCATGTTTCCATCCTTCTTGTTTCTGGTTGGATCTTGAGACATCGTACTCGCAGAAATGAATCTCTTCGCTGGAGCAACATTAAGTGTGTCCGTTCTGAGACCGGTTTCAGATCGATTTGTAGTTCTCTTCGTGCGTTCATGTTCACCTCTTGGTGTGCGACCAGACATACCTTGGGCACGTCCAAGTGTTGTTGGAAGGCGCTCTGGTAAATAAGCGGTCTTTTCTGGCCTATTGTGTGCGACGGTACCGACAATACCTCTTCTGCCACCGGACACATCGTGCGCTGGACCGGATCTACCTGGAAGAGTAGTCAATCTATAAGCACCCACATTTTCTGGATTCACACGCAAAAGTTGTTGATAACCGCCATAGCTTGGAACTGATGGGTCTATCCCAAGACCTGGACCTACCAATCTTTTTTCAACGGGGGAAACATTATTCATTCGGTTGTAATCATTCATGCGGTTTCGCATTTCTAGAACTTCGGCGCCACTCGTTCTGAACTGTGGTGCGACAACACCCAAGTTATCGATGGAGGTCTTTACGGGCCTCAAATTTTCGATTGGACGTTCTTTCACCGCTTCAACACTTTGGGTGGGTGGCAACTGTACATTGACGGGTTGTTCTGAAATCACGGCATATGTTTCCTTTGGCTGGCTCAACTTCCGACCTGCGTACACGAGACCTGCGATAGCTGCTACAGATAGTGGATCAGCCATTCTTATTTCTTATTGATATTTTTATTTAAGTATCTTTGGTTAAACATTCCATTTTGTACTTCCGATCGGGTGCTCATTGGTTCATAACTAATGGTACGAAGTGGCAATTTGCATTCCATATTCTGCAATGGGAACAAGTTTTGCTCGTAGGTCTTGGCGAGGACCTTGTTAAATCTAGACGTCGATTGTGGGCGAAGTTCGTCACTCGTTTCTATAAATTCCGCTGGGGCACCCTTACCAGCCATGAATGGTGCTGTTCCGTACAACATGGTGTTTGGACGAGACGAACCATAATTCAATGTGCTGGGCTGAGGATATACAAACACTTCTTCCGTTGCACAGTTCACTGGAACGGCTGGGTTCTGAACCACCTTAAGACCTGGCTGCAATTGGTAAGCCATTTATTATTACATGAGATTTATTTATTTAGGCGTGAGTAAAACCATGCATACCACTTCGTTTGTCTCCATTTGGATCTAGACCCGCGAAAGCCTCGAGTTGAACCCCTCTGGCATCTGGGTTGCATAGGCTAGCATCGCTCTTGCACATCGGGGCACCCTTCTTTCCGTAGAGATACTCCGCAAACTTAGTTTGATCACCTGGAACGGAGGTGACTGGAGAAGATACGAATTGGCGAGCGAATACATTTTCTTGATATTTTGGGAGGGTAGACCTAGAACGAGCTGGTCCAAACGAAATGTCACCCCTGATAAAGTTGTCTACGTCAGTTTTCACAGTTTCGTATTCACAGGCTGGTAGTCGATTTGGGTTATCGCCCATGAGTACGTTCGCCATCGGGTTATCCCTAGATGGCAATTGACATGAGTTTCCAATAGTCTCATATCGTTCAACTCCAGTGTGAGCACATTCCTTAACCATGCCCGACCTATCCATTACATAAAGAACGCCGAGTGCCGTCGCCGCGAGAACAAAAATTCTAATATCACGCTTGATGAGGTAGTGAATGCACGCCGCGTAAATGATAAACCTCGAACCTGCGTTTACGCGCTGGGCTGAGGTCTGCTTGTTAGTTGGCCAGAATTCAAGTATTTTTTTATCATCAACGAGTTGTTTTGGATCTCTAAACCAAGAGCTCATTTAATATATATTAGTTTTATTTTTTCAAGATACCACCTAGCATCCCCTGCATAGTCTTCATGAGTGCAGCCTCGTCGATACCACCTTCTTGGCCTTCCAACTTATCGGCGCACTCTTTCGCCACCTTTTCAATCATAGAAAGTGTGTCTTCTGGAATAGAGCTGATGGTTGTACCGAGCATATACAATGTTTGTACGTACTGCCAGATAGCTTCCTTCGTTTGATTAGAAACGGACGCCCACTTTTCTTCAATCTTAACATCCTTCAAGAAATCGAGGTTCTTCGCCTCATTTAGAAAGAACGTGTCATCCTTAGCAGAAATCTTATCTGCAAATGGAGTCACACCAGCCATAAAACCGTCAATTACAAGTCTCGGGTTAGAACTTCGCATGATTTCAAATCCAGACATGCACTTTTTGATACCCTTTTCTTCTGGAAACGTCTTGTGAAGTTCCGCAAGAAATTGGCCCATCATATCATTGAACGCAGTTACAGAACTCATGTTTTCTGTATACAATACTCACATTATCTTTAAGCGAATGGTTCTGTTGATATGGTTTCTTTACCTCCTATACCATTTGATACTATGAAAAAAACGAGAATCGCATTTAAAAAGGCTGGTTTCGAGTAAGCACTCGCTGGAAGTTTTCCTTCGTTATTGAGTTTAGATTTAACGTGCACGTAACCCGCTGTGATGAGACCCGCTATAATGGCTGCCCACGCTGGGTCTCTCAAGTAGTCTTCGAACTCCATTTAATTATAACCAACTTTTTTTGCACGGGTTTCAGATGCGTCGGGGAACAGCACGGGTTCTTCTTCATCATCCTCTTGGTGTGGTTGCGAATGCGCGGGATCTTCTACGGTAGAAATGGTCTTAAATTCGTTGTCGAATGGTGAACTCTGCTGTTCTCCCATTTCAGTCGGCATTTCTTCACCCATTGGAGCGCCACCTTCACCTTCACCTTCACCTTCACCTTCACCTTCACCTTCACCTTCCGGTTGTGGTTCTCCGCCCTCTGGCTCCGGCTCTGGCTCTGGGGGGTATTCATCGACAAATTCTGGATCTTCGGTATCTTCCGCTTCTCCGCCGACGTCGATGTCTTCACTTTCATTGCTCATGTACGTTTGGAGGATTTGCTGAACTGGGATGAGTTCCCGTACCGAAGCTTCGATTACAGCGCTGAAGCGTTGAAACAATTGTTCATCTCTGGCATGTTCATTTTGACTTTCTGTGAAAATGTATGGATCCTTGTAAAGATCCTTTGCCACGTTGTTATAACAGGTTTGAATGAATGTTTCGTTAGTAGGCAATTTGAGTGAGATCTTCTTATTATCTTTGCCTAGGCGAACAGACGAAAGAATCTTAACACAACTCACGAACACCGCCGCGAGAAGGTCGTTAAACCATGCACACCGATTCGCAATGTTATCCGTGTGTTGTCGAGACATACCTTCGTTCCAGTTTGGGACTTCCTTGAGGAGCTTCTGGAACATGATGAGTACCTTGCGACCCTTCGACATGGTGTACGCCTCTTCAAAAATTTTATCAAACGTTTCGATCATAACTGGACACATTAAATGAGACAATTGTCCCAAATATTCACGCTTGGCTTCAACGAGTACGTTGAGGTTATCCATTTATGATAGAATGAAATTTTTTTACTAGCCTTTTCCCGCGTTTCCCCTGTACTTATTGGCGACTTTCTTCAAGTTAACAAAAGATGGAAAATCACCAAATTCTTCTGTAATAATTTCTTCTTTCTGTGTTTTTTCAGTAGATGTCTTTTTCTTTGGTGTGTACCAACATATGTATATCTCGTGATCGCCTATGAGTCTCGTCGAAAATCCACCTAGATCGAGCTGACGTTTTATGTAGTGCACAGCTTTGAGTCTATCGAATGCCGGGAACCCAACAACGAATGAGGGTATACTCACAACGAGATACTTATTACCAAACTCCGCACTTTGTCGTATTTTTTTAGATATCTGTTCGTATATTTTGATATACGTCTCTTTACGTAACTTGTTACGTTTCTCAGCTATCTTAGATATCTCATTGACACTGATCATTAAAGTACTCTAATTAATTATTTTCGAGGATTTTTGGGCGGCCATACATTTCTTGTGCTGTAGGTATTTGCTTTTCGATGATTGGTGTCCTTTTAATGAAATTGATGTGATTTTCGCGCAATTTATCGAAGTCCTCAAATTCCCGGATTTCCCTGTCACTCGTGAACATGATATCGGATTCTGGTTTTTCGGCATCGAGTGGTTGCGTTCTGAGAGATATCACGACGACGACTGGATTCGTGTCGCTCACTTCTTTCATGTACTTTGCGATAATGAGTTTAGTGGCGTCTATCTTACCTGTTTCGTCATCGACAAACTCTATGGGTACGTCAACGAGTGTTTTGTTTATTTCATCTCGGGAAACACCGAGAGTTCTGAGAGTCGCGCGCATGTTCATGTCGTTCCAGTTTACACGCTCTGGGTCATTCATGATACGAACGTCTGAAGACACAGCAAATGCATACGGGAAACCACCATGTTTAAGAACCATGAAACGACACCTGTATACCTCGTCACCCGTTTCCTCTTGTTTGAACTTACGAACCTCGTGTGTGTCTATGATGTACGTACACAAACCAGTGATTTCACTTATACGCTTGTATACCGCGAGTACGATTTGTTCCATGACATTATTCGAAACCTTTACGTTTTCTAAGCGTTGGTACTGCGTGAGGTCCAAGACACCTTCGTCTATCTCAGCGGTTTCGGTTTTAGTACTAAACATCTCTGTCCTGGACATGAGCACGAGGATGAGCACAATGAGTAGGAGTAACACCCAACGTTGCATGATTATTAATATACCCTCACAAAAATTTTGAAAAAAAATATTTTTATTTTTAAAACTTTTTTCTTAAAAAATAAAGTGTAAAAAAAAATAAAATTTTTACATATAAATTTTTTTTACCCAATTTCTATCCGCCTTAAAAATTTTAGATAGTTTTGGATCCGTGTTTCGGAACAGTATCATGAGTACATTGAGACGTCTAAACAAACCGAGTGGTGGTTCACCGGCGCGTATAACTTTACCGAGTGCACGGTGTCGAGCGAGTTTGGATTTATCACGAACATCGTAGTATCCATGTTCACTGAGTTTACCATTCGATCGTATGGGAATGATGACTTTCTTCATTAAAATATACATACATTTAATTTGTTAATCGTGATGTGATACACGTAATTTTGTGCGTCTTATCATTTAGGTGCGCCCTTTTGAGATAAAGTTTTTAGTCTCATATTTTAATAGATGTCGCTGTTGATATATAGCCCAAAGTGTAGCCATAGTTTGGATATCATAGATTACATCAAGAGACGTCCCCAGATTGCGCAGCTTGTAAATTATCACAACGTGAACACGTTGGGTATTCCAGCACAATATAAACATAAGATAACTCGTGTCCCAACCATGCTTACAAAGAATGGGAAATTTTTGGTTGGAAACGAAATTAAAAATTGGCTCGAGTCTCTATTACCCAACAATGATATCAGTTCGTGTGGGTTTGGTGGATGTTCAATGACTACACTCGACGGTGAAAGTAACTCGGACATATTTGGTCTAGATGATTACGGTCGAACGCTTCAACCACCCATGACTCCAGAACTTGAAGAGAAGATTAACAGGGATGTATCGCAAACATATAACAATAACATAAAGAACTAGGTCTAATGACACATAGGTATAATGAAACTTGCGACTATACAAGCGAGTGCTATAAAGTCTACTTTTGAGGTGCTGAAAGACATACTCAATGATGTGAATATCTATTTCAAACCAGATGGATTGTACATAACTACACTCGATACTGCTAGGACGTCCCTCGTTGACATGTTTCTTTCTGCAGATAACTTTGAAGAATATTCGTGCGAAAATGAGATTGTTGCGGGTATAAATGTCACTAACACGTTCAAGCTGTTAAAATCTATCACAAACAATGACGTACTCATGATTAATATAGATTCGAGAGAATACATGAATATTGAAATACATAACGAAACGAAAAAGACGTGCACTAAATTTGCACTCAAACTCTTGGATATCAATGAGAATCAGATCGAGGTTCCTGAAATGAATATGACCACGGTTACGCCTATGGCGTCTATTGATTTTCAAAGAATATGCAGAGATATGTATAACATTGGTACAGATATAGAAATAACGAGAGATGGTAAAATGTTTCGTTTAAGATGCGAAGGTGATTTTGCAAACCAAGAAACGGAGATCCAGTGTACAGAAGAGAGTCCACTCATTTCGGGTGTGTATTCTCTTCGGTACATGAATATATTCACTAAGGCGACGAGTATGTGTTCTACTGTGCAAATCATGCAAGAGGAATTAAATAGATTTCTCATACTTAAATACAATGTAGCAAATCTTGGTGATCTTAAGTTTTACCTCGCAACTAAATCACAGACAGATCAGTGATGTAACCAGTCACGGTACTCACGGTTTTTGTTTTTCCAAATATGTTTTTTAGACGTATGTTTGGATACATAGTTTTTAGTGTATCTATGTCGTAATATAACATATCACTTATCTTTACTTTTTCCCCGTGAAAATCACCTCTCGGTCCCGCATAACGCTTTACTTTTCCTAACACGTCTTTCACCGGTTTGTCATCTGCATCCACGAGTTGTGCAGAAATGAGTGGGATGTGAAAGACTATGTGTTCTTCCTGTTTAGGTGGCCAGCTATGTTTTGTATTGTACGTCAAATATTTGTACAACTTATCGTTGTACCAATATTTGATTCTTATGATTGTTTTTTTGACGTTTTCTGGGACATCTTCGTTTCTGTAGGTCATCTCCCTGGATTCTACGTAGTGTTCATCGAAGAGACCATCCCACTTCTTTTCTTCTTCTTTCCAGAATTCACCGCTGGATATATGCGTTTCTTTACCGTCTAAGAAATATTCCATAGACGAATGCATTATCCTGTGGTTGGGTATAGACACAAAATTTTTGTAAACATCGTAAATCCATATGATTACGGTAGTTAAAAGATTGCGTAGCATTCTAACTAATTATATGGAGGGAAATTTT